ATTGCGAAGGTTGCCCAGAGAAAAAGAAAGCCCTGTGTGCAAAATTTAGAACCTGCTTATCTGAAAAAGGAAAAGGGAAAGCTAAGAAGGGCGAGAAAAAGCCTGTTAAAAAAGGTACCTACGGATAAGTCCCGTTTCCAACCGGTTACATATTTGTAGCCCAATGTATATCTTCGCGGTATGGAAACATCTACCGCGGAGGTTCACTCCCCGCAAATTGAAGAGGAACAGTTCAGCATTGAGAATGCGTCAACCGACGATATTCGTAATGCATTAGGAGTAACGCCGGAGACCAACGACCCGCAACCTGAGACCGTAGCCGAGGAGCAAATCCCGGAGACTGAGACCGTAGGCCAAGAGTCGCAAGTCGAAGAACTTCAGCCGGAAGCAGAGGCAGTAGCCCCTGAGTCCGAGATTGAAGAAACCGAAGAGGAAAAGCTCGGGAAGAGACGAATCCGTCCCCGTAACGAGTTAGATCAGCAAGTCATCGACCTTTACAGGTCTGAGGGCTTTGGAGGATCCTTCGCCGACGCATCCCGAATAATTTACGGACAAACTGCCGAACCTGTATCTCAATCTATTTCGCCCAATCAGGAGCAAGTCGAGGCGTCCGAGCCCGACCCAATCAGTGGCATCGATAAAGAATCTGACGAAATTCGCGCATCCATTCTGGAGCTTGAAGGATCAGTCGAGAAAGCAGCAGAAGATCTAGAGACCACCGAAGCACTTAGGCTTCAGCGTGAGATCATGAAAAAAGAACTTCAACTGCAAAACTTGACTCTCCGTAAACAGCAAGTGGAGCAAGAAAGAGAGCAGCAAGTTTATCAATCCCATCGTTCTAAAGCGATGGATAGCCGCGACAGAGTCTACAATCGATTTCCTCAGCTGCAGGATAAACAATCCGTTTATCGTAAACAGTTTGATGATTTCGTATCGCAGGCTCAGTCCGACCCCGACTACGCCGCAGTCTTTGAATCACCACGATGGCCAGAACTCATAGCAAGCGAATTTGCTTCGATTAACCCGATGCAGCAGGCACCGCAGGCTCAGCCCGCTCCAGCTCCTCAGGTTCCTCAACAAACCGCTCCGCAAATGGGTACACAGGCCAAAGTATTGACGACTGGGACTACGGCACAACCTGTAAACACTCCGGCTACCCCCGAAGGTTTACTCCAACAGCTTCCCAATATGAATACTAAAGATATTTATTCGCTATTAGGATCCGCTGGAGGAGCACAGCCAAGAAGGTAGTTAGGAGTACTAAAACCTAATCTTAAATAAATAAATAAAATGGCTGAAAAACAAATCCCAGCATCTCCAAATCCATTCAGTAGCCCAGCTGCTAATGTTGATTTGGTAACTAACACTACTTCCTATCAAGGTCTTCTTGATGGTCCTAATTCTGACTTGCGCTCACGCCTCTGGTCCGAGCTTGTAACTCGCGACGCAAGAGAGAAAAATGTATTCGCAAAGTTCATCGGCGGCGAAGGAAGCGGTAAACCAATCACTGAAAAACGCGATCTTAGCGCAGGCGGATCTGACAAGATTACTTTCACAACTGTTGCTCCTATCCGTGGACAAGGTGTACGTGGTGAAGAAATCTTAAAGAATGCTACCGATACTCTTGATTTCGGAACATTCTCCGTTGAAATCGATCTCGTTCGTCACGCTGTTTCCTGGACCCAAGTCCTGAAACTTATGAGATTCACCGGTAAGACCATTGACCAGCTTTCAGCTGAAGTCATGTCCGAGTGGATGTCCCGTACCGAGCAAGACCAAATTCAATATGCATTGCGTCAAATCTGCACCGCTAAAGGATCTTCAAATGTTCTTTCCGGATACGGAACAGGAGCAGGCAGCGAGCTTAAATATGTTGACGGCTTAAGCACCGACATCATCCAAGAAGCTAAGCAAGCACTTATCGCCAATGGCGCTGAGCCAATGAACACTGGTGGAGACGAAAACCAAGAAATTCCTGGTTACTTGTTCTTCGCACCAGACGCATGCTTACGCCCATTGCGTTCTGATCCCGACTACTTGGAAGCAATTACTCAAGCCGACAGCCGTGGGCCAGAGAACAAATTGTTTTCCGGAAGCTATGCTAAATGGGACAACAACATAATTGCTAACCATAATGTTCTTATCGACACCGCTCGTGGACGCCAAGGTTCTCCATTACTTCCTACCTTCTACAACTTCGCACCTATCGCTGACGTGACCGGTGGAATTGGTGGAACTGACGGAGACTACATGGCTAACTTCCGTGGTGTATCCATTAACATCCCTGGTGGCGGAGGAGAAACCTTCGCAAAAGATTCCGGAACTCATTTTGTTCTAGGTATCGACGCAGTTAGCGGTGAGTACAAATTGTACAGCTATGAAGCATCTGCAGCTACTGTTAGCAGCACCGGTGCTTTGGCCGACGTAGGATTCGGAACCAAGACTGACAACGCATTCGCAGAAGGTTCCTTATTCGTTCAAGCTAATTCGATCGGAACTCCTATCGGATACGCACTTGCGATGGGTAAAGACGCTATGTACTTCGCTAAAGGAAAAATCTATGGTGAACAAATTTTTCACTATGATGACTTCGCCAACTCCGGCAACGAAGCTCATTTGAGCGCTGTTGGTGTTCAGTCCGTCTACGGTATGGCTGCTCGCAAGGACACACGTGGTCGCGTTCCTTCCGTACAACTCATCGAAGTTGTTCGTCAGGTTCCTGGCTTATCGTTGACCCAAGCGTAAGTTCTATGCCGGCTAGGATTTCTACAATCCAACCCTAAAACTTGGCCCCCCGTCCTGAATACTGGGCGGGGGGCTTTTTATATAACAAATAAAGTCATGAAAATTATAATTATTGGTAAGAGAGATCAAATGGGCACGACACCATCCATTCGCGTAAAAGGAATGAGCCAGGTGCGATACAATTTTATATGGGATAAGGAAATTAGGCATTATGCCTATGAGCCTAAGAATCAAAAAGAGGTAGATGATATCTTTCGGACTCAGGGAAGACTTTATAAAACCATGTTCTTTTCCGTTTGGCTTGCTCCCGAGCCTGAGGCCGAGATTCCAGAATCTCAGATCGTAAAAGAAGGAATGATCAAGCAATCATTGGCAGAGGCAGAGGTCGCAAGCACAAAGCCAAAGGCCAAAGGTCGCAAGAAGCAACCGGTAGAGAAAGAAATACAGCCTGCGTAATATGTTACAATGGCCGCCATTACATATTTAGATCTAAAAGATCAGCTTGCGTCCATGCTGGGTGCGAGCGAAGTTTCTGATCTTCCACCTATTGACCAGAAGCGTGTTGGTATGTGCGTAAACCAAGCATACCGCGAATGCTATCTTCCAATTGATGGGAAGCGTCCAATGTGGGCACAGAAACGATTCGAAGTATCCTTTCCAGAAGGTATTCCTGGGGTAGAACTATCATCAAATATTGTATCTGTTGATAAGATTCCTGAGCTCTTAGGAGAGGGACCGCTCTCTCCAATGAAAGGACCGGAGGATGAGATCCGTGCGCGTGCTATATTTAGCTGGGACTTTCGAGCACCAAGCGGGAGAGGTTTAAACTTTCCACAATTTAAAGATAATGAACCCGAGATCGGTCGTCCAATCTGGTACTATTTAGATAGCCGAAATCAGGGAGAGGATGGAAAAGTAATCCCTCGATTATATCTCTATCCAATTCCTGATAAAGCATATGAGGTTGAATTCTTTGCTAATGTTCTACCTTCCGAGCTTGAACTTGATACCGATGAACCACGCATGCCATCTGATACTGTATGGGATATATTATTTCCTATCGCACAGGCTAAGATGCTCGCGGATCCAAGGTACAATGGAGATAACCGGGAAGTCTTAATGCGAATAGGGGAGGAAGCTAGGAAAAGACTTAGGACTTTGGTCTCACCTCAAAAGCATAAAGGTTCTCTTCGTTTAACCAAGCGTCCGGGCTGGTAAGTATATGAGCAGAGACCTGACAATCAGGCTGCTCGGCCGTCCGCAGGTATCTTCTGATAAGCGTACCGGGTTTAGCAAAGTATCTCGTCGCTATGTCGTCCAAGGCCCACGGGCTACACTTGCTGGTATTGTTGATTCTGCGAACCCTTTGTTCTTACCTTATGGCAGTACGGACGAAGAATTTACGGATTACTATTTAATCGAGCAGACTCTCGCTCCCGCGAGCGGCACGCTTGATAAAGCATATCTCGTTCGCGAATTTTTACAGATTAGTACGAGTGCGATTCAAGAGGCGTATACACAGACCAATGATTTAATTCGTGTGCGCAAACGCTTCGCTGTTCTTCGCAATAATGATACGGCTCTCGGATATGGAACCTTGTGGGCACAGCACCCTAGCCAAGCTAGCACATATGCGGAAGATCCCTGGGAGTATGCACCCGCATGGATAAGATCGGCTACGCCAGGATCTAAGAATTATAATGTCGACAATGCGGATTCCGATCATGGATTTACGGATACTCCGCAGGTCGGAACCCAAAAACTTAGCGAATTTGCCGGAGCTCTTGCGAGTTCTGGAGATTGGATGGAAGGATATTCTGTAATGACCCAAGCAGGTTCCGGACTGGATGTATGGACGGTCGAATGGGTAACCCATGCCGCACCCTACTGGATTCTCGGTACTGGGAGCGGGAATAGGAGTAGAACTTCTTCTGTTACTGTTCTCGATATAGATGAGAACGGTCTATTTGTATCCGACGCAATATCATCATCTGGCTCGGTTAGCTATAATACTAGATCAATGAGCTACATATTTTTTGTCAAAGGTACTGAGATACCTTCAAATCTTGCCCAAATAGGGGGCGGATCTTCGCAGTTCAGTTTCAGTCCTATTGTTAGAATTGATTATTCGGTAACTCACTACGAAGAAGAAAAAGGGTATTCTACATCTTACATTAGAGAAGTAAAAAGGGGGTGCGTTTGGGACGGACCAAATAAAATTAATTCTGTAACCGGAGCTGGTGGTGCCGTTGAATTAGCAGACGAGTCTGGCAAGGAGTTGGTGTTTGACTGGGATGCTGAGCCTACCAAAACGCTTTCGTCTTCTTTAGAAGGCTCGGGGAGTAGCGAAAGCACGCCTATGCTTGATGATGAGGGTAATCCGATAAAAATTTTTCAAGACTCGGACTATGCGTTTTTTCAAGGTAAGAAAATAAAGAATATTCACGGTAAAATTTCTTGGACTACGCCCAAAAGCTCATACATGGTAACTTCGGCAAGCGGAACGCTTGGTAATACCAGGACTCAAATAGCTCCAATATTTTCGAAAGGGTCTGATAAGATCTGGAAGGTAGCCATTACATATGTTGGAGGATGATCAAAAGTTTGAAGAGCTCGAATCTAAGCTCGCAGCTTTAAGCTCGCAGGTCGAAGACCTTGAGCAAGAGACCGAAGTCGATCCGTTCTTCGAGGACGATGTTCGTAGGGTAATAGACGATTTTAAAAGCCGTGAGCTCGCAGGTCTTGAGTCGGAGGACGAAGATTTTGATGATGATGATGACTCTAGCTCGGATGATTTTATAAGCGTTCAAACGACCGGCGGGCCAACCTTTAAAACTCATTGGATTGCTCCGACATCCTGCGAAAATATGACCCGCGACCTTGCTCGCGATGCCTTTGTCCAGGGAGCAGCGGATAGATATGGTACCAGCCAGCAAGTAAACAACGGAGATGTTCTTATTTTACTATGCCGCGAACCTGTAGCCGAAGAGCCGGGAGCGGGTAGCGAGGCTGAGGAGCCGGAGCCCCCCAAGAAAATATGTAAATATGTTGGGTTGGCTTATAATACACTCATCCACCCAGCCTCTGCTGAGCCTACAAGCACGACTGAGGAAAGTATTTCAGCACCCGTTGGAAACTATGAAATATTTGTATGGAGCTCATGCGAATGCTCGGCCGAGTCGGCTGGTATTAATGTCAGCTCTCTTTCAATCAGCTCCGGTTCTAGTGATTCAAATAAATATGCAAGCATAGGAGACTCGGCCAGCCCAGTTTTTGATACGGTGTCTGGATTAGTTACTGATATAACTGTTGATAATACATCAGAGCAAACCCCGGTAGACCCCTTAAATTCAATCGGTATTGGTTCAGTTACTCTTTCAGATAACTCCGCGGGTTTTAAAACAGGTCTTGTATCTTTGTCTGAAAAGCTCACCGATTACTATGTAAATTACGCTCAAAAATCGGTTACTCTTAAGGGTGCAAAAACCAATATCGATTCCCGCAGTTCAAGCTCAGGAAACCTGTTGTCCAAAACATACGAGCTTACTGGTAGCGAATGCGGAATTTCATCTGTAAGTATAGCTTCTGTAAGCTTGGGAATATTTAGGCCGGGTGATGTAGAAAGCTCCCGCGCTTTTTTGGATTCGGTATCTGTGAGTTTAGGTGTTTCAATTTTTAACGATGGGACGGTTACCGAAACCAATTTTATTCCAAGCTACCGCGTATCCAGCTCCGCTTATGAAGATTTAACAGCTGAGAGCACAGTATTTTTGCCTGTAATTGCAGAGAATATGGCGGATGAAATTGCTAATGCTGATACTTTAGATACGCAGGTATTTAGTTTAACAAGTGCTACTGTTACTTCAGATAGCTCTGGGGTGACTGTGTCTATTGGAACATCTGCTAGCGCAATAACTGCAAACTACTCCTCCGGTTTATTGACGCACAAAGATTCTCCCGTCATCAGCTTAGGTAATATCAGTTTTACCCTTCCTAATGTGAGTATTGGTAACGGCAATAACTCAGATATAATCTTTCGCGAAGTAATCGATGTTACAGTGCGGGGAGAGTACGATGTTATATACGAATCTGAAGGTACTGGAGATGCCAGGTATTATGTAGACCATACATACAAGGATGTAACGATA